AACACAAGGAATCTATTATTCGTGACATCGCTCGTGTGTATCGGATACCTCTGCACTTGATCATCGGTACAGGTGGAGACTCGCAGACATACCAAAATCTTGAAGCAGTCGGTTCAGCGTTCTATCAATACACTTTGCTTGGTTGGGTTCGTAGATTAGAAACAGCGTTCAGCGAAATGTTACCGATCACGCAACAGGTTCGTTTCAATGCGTCAGAGTTCTTGCGAGCCGATCTAATGACTCGTGTGAAGGCTCAGCAGTTGCAGATTCTTTCAGGCACGATGACACCTAACGAAGCACGAGAGATTGAGAATCGTGAACCTTATGATGGTGGCAACGAGTTTGTAGCACCTTCGGTAACACCAAATATTGGCACTGATGCAATACCACCTGAAAAGTAGGAAACATTTATGATTTCAAAATCAGTAACAGTAACAACTTCAGCAACACTACTTATCGCAGCAGATAATCAACCTCGTACTTGTTACTTTCACTCAACAAGTGGCAGCACATATTTGGGCAATAGTGCAGTGACTACATCTGATGGTTTGCATTTACCAAACAATCAAACGATCACAATTATTGTTCCATTTGGTGAAAGTTTGTATGGTGTGGCAAATACTGGTACAACTAATGTTCGTGTTTTAACACCTGACTTGGATTGATATGCCTTACGAAGTAATTATGAACGCCGAAAATTGTGATGGGCACGCCGTAGTAAAAGTTGGTTCAATAATCCCTGTTGATGGTGGCTGTCACGATACACACGAAGAAGCGTTAGATCAGATGACAGCGTTAAATATTGCTACTGCTGATGAACGATCTGAACGAAATGAAGAGATGGTTGCTGCGATTGATGAGGCGATTAATCTTTTGTTACAAGCAAAGATGACTTACGAAGCCGAAGAAGAAGATGAAGATGAGCCGATGGATTTAAGCGAGATGGAAGATGACGAAGAATATAGGGCAGTAAATCTTGTTGCGCCAGCATTTATGCGAGCCAGTGCAAAGCGTGGGCTTGTCTTACACGGTGAAGGCGAATCAGGCGATGGGCTTGTGTCTGCAACTGTCGCTGATGCACGCCGTATGGCAAATGGTGAGGCGTTGAGCGAAAACAAGTGGCGCAAAATATCGCCGTGGATTGCTCGTCACATTTCTGATCTTGACGCTGTGCAAGGTTCAGAAATTACTGCTGGACTTGTAGCGATGTTGCTGTGGGGTGGCGGTGCAAGCAAAGCGAGCGCAAGAAGAACACAAGCGTATGCCGAACGAATTGTGAGCCAGTTAGAGAATGAGACTCGTGCGCCTGCACCTAAGAAAGATCAGATTCAAGGCAGCGAAAAAAATCCTGAAGGTTCAGCGCAAGGCAAAACAGGTGGCATCGTTCTTAACGAAGCAACCAATAAAGCGTTACAAAACAAAGTGCAAGAACATAATGACAAGATGAAAGAACGCAACCGACCTGACTGGACTCGCACAAGTCTTGGTGCATTGAAATCTGTGTATCGGCGTGGCGCAGGTGCGTTCTCAACATCACACCGACCTAACGTAGGCAGGGCACAGTGGGCGATGGCAAGGGTAAACGCATTCCTATTCTTGTGCCGAACGGGTGCACCAGCAAACCCAAAATATGTAACCGATAACGATCTGTTGAAACCTTCACACCCGAAGTATTCAAGCAGTAGCAAAGACAAATAAAATAAACTAATGTGAGGTAACTATGAACGAAACATTTAATTGGATTGCTAAACCGATTGACGAGAAAAGAACTATCGCATACAGCAATCTTGAGATGCGTGCCGAAGGCGATGGCAATACTTTGGTTGGTTACGCATCAGTTTTTGATTCACCTTCCGAGCCGATGCCGTTTGTTGAATATGTTAGGCGTGGTGCGTTTAGTAAAACTATTAACGATGGCGCAGATGTTCGCCTGCTAGTTGATCACGAAGGCGTACCGTTGGCAAGAACTAAATCTGGCACACTTGTTTTAGAAGAAGATGAGCGTGGCTTGCGAGTTGAGGCAGACTTAGACCCAAGCAATCCTGATGCTGCGAGGATTATTTCTGCGATGAAGCGTGGTGACCTTTCACAAATGAGTTTTGCTTTTCGCACGATAAAAGATTCGTACAATGCTGATCGTTCGGTGCGTGAACTTAAAGAGGTTCAACTGTTTGATGTGAGTGTTGTTACCTTTCCTGCTTATGAGGAAACTGTTGCCGAGTTGCGTTCAAGAAATGAATCTGTTACTATCGCACCGACTTCACTATTGCGTTTGCGAAAATCGCAGATAGCGGTAGAAAAGTTACGCAGCCGTTAAGCAGCCGACCCGATTGGGTCACTACCTCTAACACTCGGACAATAAATAAACCGATTGACCATAGGAGGTCATATGTCATTTAGTAAATCACTTATTGAAAAGCGTGATGCTGCACTTGCAAAAGCAGAAGCAGTTGTTGTCGCAGCACAAACAGAAGTCCGAGAACTGACAGTTGAAGAAGATGCAGATATCACTGCAACTCTTGCTGAGGTTCGTTCACTTGATGAGCAAATTGAAAAGCACTCTGAACTTGAAAAGCGTTCAGCAGAGGCAGCAGAACTTCGCAAAGAAAAGAAGTTTGATGTTGCTGTTGGTGGAACAGTTGTAAAGTCTGAGGCACGCACTTACTCGCCACAAGCAGAATCATCTTTTTTGAAAGATGCTTATGCAGCACAGTTCAACAATGACTTCTCAGCGCAACAGCGTTTGGCTCGCCATATGAACGAAGAAAAGATTGAACGCCGTGATGTAACCAGCGCAAACTTTGCTGGTCTGATCGTGCCACAATTCTTGACTGAGTTGGCTGCACCGTTCGCTCGTGCAGGTCGCCCGTTCCTTGATGTTGCTCGCAAGCATCAACTTCCTGATCAAGGTTTAGTTATCAGCATCAGCAAAGTAACGACAGGTTCAGCAACCGCAGTGCAAACTGAAGGTGCTGCTGTTCAGGAAACAAATATGGACGACACGAAACTTGATGTTTCAATCGTTACCGTTGCTGGTCAGCAAAATGTTTCACGCCAATCCATTGAGCGTGGCACAAACATTGATTCACTAGTTATGGCTGACCTTGTTAGCGCATACCACACGAATCTTGATTCGCTGTTCGTAACAACAAGTGCAACATCACTAACCAATGTGATTACGCAGGTTGTGACTTACACAGACGCATCACCTACAGTTCCAGAACTTTACCCGAAGTTGGCTGATGCAATTCAGCGCATTCAAACAAACTTCTTCGCTGGACCGAACTTTATTTTGATGCACCCACGCCGACTTGCTTTTATCTTGGCTTCACTTGATGATCAGAAGCGACCATTGGCTGTGCCAGTGCCTAACTTCAATGGTCAGCCTGCTGTTGCTGCTGGTAACGGTGCGCCAGTTTACGGTAACTCTGGATACACAATCTTGGGTCTGCCAGTAATCACTGACGCAAATGTCATCACAACAAATGGTGCAGGTGCTAACGAAGATGTCATTATTTTCGGTAACACTCAAGAAGCACACTTGTTTGAACAAGGTAGTGGTGAGCCAATGATGTTGCGTTTTGAGCAACCAAAGGCTGCTGAACTTGATGTAACAATGATTGTTTACGGATATTCAGCGTTTACTGCAAATCGTTATCCAAATGCTTTCTCACTTATCGGAGGCACAGGTTTGGTAACACCAACTTTCTAAGTTGATCAAATAGTTGTTCGGGTTGCTGGTATCCTTCGGGGTGTCAGCAACCCTTACTATTTATGGAGAAAACAAATGAGTAAATATATTCAATCATTACTTGCAGAGCGTGCAGGCTACGAACGCAGGGGTTTGAAAGATCGTGTTAAAGCGGTTGATGTTGCGCTTCGTGAAGCAGGTTTTGATCACAAATATATGACCCCTGAAATAGATGTTGAAGTTGCTGTGCAAGAATTGAAAACAGAAACGGCATCATTGAATCGTGGCAAAAAAAAGAAAGAATAAAATATGGCAATTACGAACGGTTACTGCACTCTTGCCGAATTGAAATCTGCGTTGCGCATTACTGATTCAACTGATGACACGCTTTTAGAAAATGCTATTGAGTCTGCTTCTCGGCGCATTGATGGCTACACAGGCAGGTTCTTTTATCAGACGACTAGCACTGCTGTTCCGATGTTTCCTTACAACGAATATCTGCTTGTGTTTAACAGAGATGTTGCAACTACAACTATCACGATCAAGATTGATTCGTTAGCCAACGGCACTTATGCTCAGACTTTGACGCAAGGCGTAGATTATGTTTTACAGCCTAGAAATGTTCCGATCTTCCCACGACCTTACGAATCGGCACGAATGGTTGGTGGCAATACTTTTCCTCTTTTAACTACGCCAGCGTTTGAAACTGTGCAAGTTACAACGGTTTGGGGTTGGGCTGCTGTGCCTGATGATATTAACCAAGCGTGCATTTTGCTTTCTATGCGCCAGTTCGCACGCCTTAATGCCTCGCTTGGTGTTGTCGGGTTCGCTGATATGGCGATAACGGTTCGTGCTGTTGACCCTGATGTGCGTGATCTATTGTCGCCGTATCGCAGGTTTGGTATCGCTTAATGCCTGCCACTATTTTGCAAGTCGCTACAGGGTTGGCAACTAATCTTGCAACTGTTAGTGGTTTGCGTGCAACTTCTTTTCAACCTGAGCAACTGAATCCACCGTTGGCGTTTCCTGTTTTGAACTCTGTTAATTATCATCGTGCGATGGGTGGCGGTGATGTCACGATGGATTGGACTGTGTTCGTAATTGTTGGCAGATATGTTGATCGGAACGCTTACACAATTCTTGACGGTTTTCTTTCCTACTCAGGTGCTACCAGTATTCGTGCAGCGATTGAATCAGATAAGACGCTTGGTGGCGTGTGCCAAACTTTGGTGCTACCATCGGGTGCGAACATAACAAGTTTGAATTCTGCTGATGCAGAGTTTTTACAAATCCAATTTCAAGTAACTGTTCACGGATAGGAATGTGATGACCAACTATAAAGTTATTAGCGACAACTGCACACTAGGTAAACAGGGCGACAACATTAACGGCGATGACCTAGAAGGTTTCAATGTTGATGCGCTTGTTGATGGTGGACATCTTGCGGAAGTTAATGTTAAAGTAGCAAAACAAGAACCTAAAGAAATGGACAAATAAATATGGCTGTCAAAGTTTTAACAAACGCATCAATCACCGTGAATGCGATTGACCTATCCACGAAATCTAATTCTGTAACCCTAAATTACGAAATTGATTCGGTAGAGGTAACAGCGTTCGGCGATGGTGGGCACAAGTTCGCAGGTGGTTTGCAAAATAATTCTGTTGATATTGAATTTATGCAAGACTTCGCTACAAGCCAAGTTGAAGCAACAATCTTTCCTCTT